ACAATAGAACTCAAACCCTTTTAATTTTATACCATATTTAATTATGTGTGGACTTAACAATATCATTTTATTTTCTGATATAAATTCATGACATTCCCATGTATCACTAAATGTTTTCTTTTTATATTCTCTTAAAAGTGTACCATCCGTATGATTAAAACTTAACATAATTGTAATTACAAACCACATTACTTTTTGCCTATAAACTTAGATGCACCTTTAATACCAAATGATGCCGATACAATTACACCCAATGTATATTTGTACCAGTCAGGAGTCATAGCAAGAGCTGCAAAGCCTCTTTCAACATATTCCACAGTAAAGGGAAGAAAGCATAACAAAAGAGGGATTGAAAATAATATAGTGAGATACTCGTCTTTCCAAGACTCTCTGCTGCCTTTAATAGCTTCTACATCCCAATCAATTTCTCCTTTAATTTGCTGTTGGAGAACTTCTGTTTCAGCTTTAATCTTAGTTAGTTTCTGTTCTGCTTTGGCTTTCTTTGTTGCAACAATGCCACCAACAACATCACTAGCTACCCCAAGTAGAGGTTTCAATAATAATTGTAACATTTGTATTCCTTATATGTTGTGAATAATGGTGCTTAATTCTATGCACCTAGCTTTAGTCTGTTCATGCCAACGAGAGTCTTTCATCTCTTGACTTGCCCTTTTAAAATTGCATTGACCTAAATATTTAAACATATTCTTAAATTTGCCTACCCCAGCTTGTCCTAGCTGAAAACACATTTCAATCAAAATGCCCTGTACTATGTTCTTTTTGGCATCTTCTAGGCCAGACCATTCAGTGTTCTCTAAATGTTCTTCTATGAGGCTGTTTGCACCTTTTAAAGCCTTTTCAAAATCTTTGTCAAATAGCTCTGACCATCCTTCTACAGATGTAGGCACTTCTTCACCATCTAGTATCTTATGACCCCATCCACCAGTCAAAAAACCCTCTGTGCAATGATAAGGTTCTAAACGATAACCTTCATGTGCTTTAATTCTTTGTTTAACTTCGTTCATTTTATAGTATACCCAGTAGGTTGAGTTGATAAATTTGGCAGTTTATCTGGTTGATTGCCAGTAATAATATCTTCTAAGTTCTTGTTAATATACCATACTGCTGATCCAATAATACTATCTCTAGTAAATGTCTCAGCTATTTCTTTAATAGGGCATCCAAACTGTAGTAATAATGATACAGCTTTACCAGAACTTCTAAGCTCTCTATCCAATGTAGACTCAGATTTTTTAGTTTTAACCCATATAGCAACAGGAATTACGCCTTGTAAATTAATTATATAATCTATGGTCGAGACAATAGGCATATTGTCTATAATCATGCGTACATTAATTGAACGCATCCTATTAGGAACTTCCATTCGAGCCACGTTATCCATAATCTCTTTCTATAATCATTTCCAAGTAGTGTATGGCTTTTTTAATATCGTCTCTGCCACCTTTGTGTTTATGTCTACATACATACTTTACAACATTGCCTTCAGCAAATGGAAGCATATTAGAATTAATAAACTCAGCAGGTTGTATTTGAAACTTTAAATAGTGTTCTCCACTTTCTTGTCGTTCAAGTGTTTTCATGGACACACTTTATTCCATCTGCCTCCTTTTGACAATACCATTGGTAATAATTTTGGAAGTCCATCTATAATTATTCCACAGCCAATAATAGGTCGAGATTTCTGTGTTTTGCAATATTCAAAAGCCAAAGACTTAGCATCTATCAGACAGCCAACTTGCATACCCCAGTTTAAGTTATTAGGATTTCCCCAGTATTGAATAGAACAAGAACTATGGTAATGACCTTGAACTGTAGGGCAGCCATATTGTTGTGCCACTTTAAGCACATTAGCTGATTTACCATGACAGAAATAAACCTGTTGTCCGTTTGACATAGTAATAAGAAGATCATCATGCCATTTCCAACCAAGCCCTACTTCTAAAAATTCATTGTAAGATTTCATGGCAGCTCTAGGCAAACCACTAGCTTTTTGTCTACGATAAACTAATGATCCATGATTAGAATCCATAAGATCCATAACAGGAAATAGTTTTTCCATAGCGTGTATAGTAGGGAGTGATTGTTTGTGTTCATCTCCTGCACTATATAAATCAGGATCGCTGTCGTGAAAACTTATTGCGTGTGAGTCTACTTCATCACCTATGTGTATAACACGATCTGGTTTGTATTTTTTCTTAATAGTTTTTAAGAAAGAAATTAAATCAGGATGATGGTAAGGACAATGAGTATCTGAAACTACAAGTATGACAGAGTTCTTAGACATACTTGATTACTATCTGATTTACTTGAATTGTGCAATACTACATAAAAGTGCGTATTATTATAAATAACATTTGAGCAAAAACAGTAGTACCAATAAACCAAACAAGTGTTCTTAATTGTTTCATATCTTTTTCAATGTGAAACAAGTGGTTATCTTTCATCTGAGTTAGTCGTTCTGATATGACGTCTAGTTTGCCTTCTAGACGTGCTATATCTAAACTATTTTTTTGACTCTGAGTCGGCATCTTCTTTAGGAAGTTCAGCATTTAGTAATACTGTATATTGATTTACTATCATATCCAAGTCTCTTTTTTGATGTGATAATCTAACTAGATTACTCCAAGCATATTTACCTTTATCAGATAGTTTAGTCTCGTCATATTCTTTGTCGTTTAATGTAAACATAGTATCTCCTTATTAACAATGTAATGTGCAAGGAACAGTATAACTGCCATCTGCATAAGTTTCAACTTTAACATTACTATTTGCTTTTGCAATAGTTTTGCTTCTAATGATGTCATCATCTTGTTTTTTAGCTGTGCCATCACCATTTGATACAAGTAAATCACCAGCAGATACAGTTACATCTTTGTGTACTCTAATGACATACGTACCTACTTGTGCAACTTCAAAATCGTTTACAGTATCATCATCATTATCCCAACAATGAAATACACCATAAACTCTAGTGCTGTCTGCTGTAGTTGATACTTTAGAATAAACGTGTTTAACGTCATCTTCTTTTATAATAGTACCAGTATGTTCTCTGCCTTTATCATCTGTAATAGTATGACTATCTCCAACAGATTTCCCACTAGGAAGTGTAATAGATTTTTTACGTTTTCTAGTTTTTCCATCTGCCGTATCATACTCATAGTCAACTGCATACCAATCCATCATTGTATCTAATGATTCCATTATAGTTCCACGAAGTATTGTAGGTTTAGAATTATCAGCAAGTCTTGACCAGTGAGAGCCAGTAAAGGCATTGTAAGAAGTAGTTGCACCTGACACAGAAATTGATCCTTGAGTTGTTCCATCTTGTCTTATCAATACTACGTTACCATCATCAACAACCCTATTAAAGTCTGCTACAGGGCCGTTAAAGGCAGATACAATATAACCAGAAGCACCATCTGCTTTTAACAAAATACCTACGTCGTTAGTATTGGTGTGAGAATCTCTAGGATCTTCTTGTTCAGCTGCAATAGCTGATCCGTGAAATAAATTTCCAGTACCTGTAAGTACAGAACGAGTAACTCCGGCAGTACCAATACTAAGGTTGTTGCCATTGTGATTGTATTCAAAATAACCTGCTACCCCGCCACTATCGTTAAAATATATATTACCAGTTGAGTCCGTAGCTGATAAGATGCTTATTCCAGCATGACCAGCATTTTCTATAACTAATTCATCAGCAGAAGTGTGAGTTGCTGCACCACTATCAGCAGTTCTAATATGTAATATTCCTAAGTCTGGAGCAGTTCCTATACCTACTCTGTTGTTGCCACCATCCACAAATAGCATATGGTCATTGTCATTAGATTCTACTCGAAAGTCTATATCACCAGAAAGTTCGTTTATAATAACTCCTGTATTACCTTGAATTCTAATTGCTTCTGTTGTTGCACCTGCTTTTAGCATATTAAGGACAAGACGTCCATCTTCTTCACCATCAGTTATATCAGCAGCTTCTGCTAGTATTTCAGCATAATTAATTTCTTCACTAGCATTATTTTCACCAGAAAAAACTACTCTACCAAGATCATCACCGTTTGCTGGTGAACTAGAATC